CACGGGCCGATCCAAAGGCAGAAGACTGGGCTTCTAAGAACGATTGGTTCGGTGACGACGATGCAATGACGTTTGCAGCGTTCGGAATTCACAAGACTCTTGTAGAAGATGAGGGGTTTGACACGGAGTCTCCCTCGTACTACGATGAGCTTGACAAAAGAATACGGGAAGCCTTTCCACACAAGTTTAGCGGTGGGACTACGGTTGCCGTATCAGAAGGACGCCGACCACAACAGTCGGTCGCCTCTGCCACACGCTCCAGCAATAGTGGGCGCAAGACAGTAAGACTTTCTGCAAGCGAGGTTGCGATAGCAAACAAGCTTGGAGTTCCTCTAGACGAGTACGCGAAACACAAACGGTAGGAGACGATAGATGGAAAACGAGACCGTTGATCGCACTCCCCGCACGTCCGAGACACGTGACGCAAAGCCGCGTCGAAAGCCTTGGGCACCCCCGTCTTTATTAGACGCACCTGCACCCCCCGAAGGATTTGTCCACCGATGGATACGTTCCGAGGTTAGGGGCTTCGATGACCGGAAAAACGTTTCTGCCCGTATGCGAGAAGGGTGGGAGTTGGTTCGGAAGGAGGAGTACCCTGATTTTGAAGCGCCTACCGTTGACAGTGGAAAATACGAAGGTGTCTTTGGTGTAGGAGGCTTGTTGCTGGCTCGAATTCCAGCAGAGATCGTGGAAGAACGGAGCGACTACTTCAATCAGATGAAGTCTGATGCAATGGAGGCAGTCGATAACGATCTTTTAAAGGAAACCCAGCATCATTCGATGGCGATTCAGAAACCTGAACGTCAATCGCGTGTTACGTTTGGAGGCCCTAAATAAATTTAGGGCTTACTGTTAGCAACCCTTTTGCTTTGAGGAGCATAAGATATGGCGAATACTAATGGAGCTTGGGGGCTCCGACCTGTCGGTAAGATGGGTCAGAACTCCAACTCCACGGGTGTTTCAGGCTATACCTTCTATGAAATCGCTAACGGCAATAGCAACGTTATCTACTTTGGCACCCCAGTTATCCCGCTTTCGACGGGGTATATCGACGTTGTGGGTGCTGCGGCAGGCGGCACTGTAGGGCTATTGGGCGCTTTTCAAGGTTGCAGGTATGTCTCAAGCACCACGGGGAAACCCACGTGGAGTATGCACTGGCCTGGATCGGGAGCGGATAGCAACCATCCTGTAAGGGCTTTTGTGGCAGACGATCCGATGCAGATCTTTGTGGTTGCAACGGATGCCTCTTGGACCAGTAAGGCAACGGCACGGGCCGCTGTTTTTGCGAACGCGAACTTCTCTAGTGGAACAAGCGGGAGCACGACAACGGGTCAGTCTTCAGGTGCTTTAGCTATCAGTACCATCGCTACCACGAATACGCTCAATATGCGCATTCTTGGTTGGGAAGAAGATGGCATGAACCAAGACTTTTCTGCTTCTGGCATCCCTGCTTTGGTCAGGTTGAACAACCACTACAATAGCGCCAATGGTGCTATTGCTGGTGGCACTGTTTCAACCACCGGCGTATAGGAGGGTTGAGAGATGGCTATTAGCAGAGCACAACTTGTCAAAGAGTTGGAACCCGGCCTAAACGCGTTGTTCGGACTGGAATATGACCGCTACGACCGTGAGCACGAAGAAATCTTCTCCATGGAGAGTTCAGATCGTGCATTCGAGGAAGAGGTCATGCTTTCGGGCTTCGGAAGCGCACCTACCAAGTCTGAGGGCTCGGCGGTGTCGTTTGATGATGCCCAGGAAGTGTACACGGCTCGCTACACGATGGAGACAATTGCGTTAGCGTTCTCCATCACTGAAGAGGCTATTGAGGATAACCTTTATGATCGGCTTGCAAGCCGATACACGAAGGCCCTCGCTCGTAGCATGAGCCAAACGAAGCAGGTTAAGGCCGCTGCGGTCCTTAACAATGCTTTCGACAGCACGTATACCGGAGGTGATGGGCTTGAGCTATGCTCGACGGCTCATACTCTTGCAAACGGCAACACCTTCCGTAACGAGCTTTCGACGGCGGCGGATCTCAATGAGACCAGTCTTGAACAGGCTCTCATTGATATCGCGGGCTTCGTTGATGAGCGCGGTCTAAAAGTGGCTGTCAGTGGCAGTAGGCTGATTATTCCCAAGGAACTTCAGTTCACTGCGGATAGACTTTTGGAATCCACGCTTCGTCCAGGAACGGCGGATAACGACATCAATGCCATTCGGAACATGGGTATGCTTCCGAGTGGTTCTTCCGTTAACCATTTCCTGACGGACACGGATGCGTGGTTCATCATCACGGATGCGCCGAATGGTTTGAAGGGCTTTAATAGAACAGCCGTTCGAACTTCCATGGAAGGCGATTTCGATACCGGGAATGTGAGGTACAAGGCCCGCGAACGCTATGCGTTTGGCTGGTCGGATCCTCGCGGTATCTTCGGATCACCGGGCGCGTAACCTCGATCAGAGCTACCGGGGGGAGGATCATTTCTCCCCCCGCCTTTCTGGGACTACATAGCCCTAGCGACTGGCCCAGCAGACGCTTACAAGACTCTAGGGCAAAACCTTTGTAAGGAGGATAGCCGGTATGGCTAATACAACCTTTAATGGTCCGGTACGCTCGGAAAATGGTTTCGAGCAAATTAGTGTAACTTCAGGCACAGGTGCCGTTACAACTAATTTTGATGTAGATACCAGCGGTAATGTAGTTACAACTGGATACGTCTCTTCCTACGACAACATTGTTTCAATTACCGACTCCACCTATTCTGTAGCATCGACCCAGTCCGGAGCCGTATTTACTCTCAATCGTGCGGCAGGCATTGTTGTTACGTTGCCAACAGCGGTAGCGGGACTTCAGTATACCTTTATTGTCGGCACAACGTTTACGGGTGCAGGGCAGATCAATACGCAAAACACCAGTGATCTTTATTCTGGGTTTGCCCATCTATTTGATCCCGCAACGGCTACCGACATGAATACGTTTATTCCGGATGCTAGTGACGATGACACCATTGATCTTGGTACAGCGGCCCAGGGTTGGCTTGTTGGTGGAATTATTCGCCTGAAAGCGACAACGGCAGCGGTGTGGCATTGTGAAGCTTTTCTGCATGGTGATGGTACTTTAGCAACGCCCTTTGAATAAGTAGAGGAATGAGCCATGGCGGATGCTGTAACCACCACGTCGGTAATTGATGGGTCTCGGACGGCTGTTATCTATTGTACCAACACCAGTGATGGTACAGGTGAATCGGCTGTTACCAAGGTAGATGTGTCGGCTCTTTCCACTTCCCCGGAAGGTGATGCTTGCACAGGAGTACGTCTTCAGAAGGTTGTGTTCACCAATGTTGGGATGGGGGTTAAAGTTCTTTGGAACGCCTCCACCAACGTTATTGCTGCACAGCTTCCAGCGGACTACTCCGACACCTTGGATTATTCCGATATCAGTGGTCTTCCTAATGTGGCTGCTTCTGGTGGCAAAACAGGGGACATAAAGTTCACGACTGTAGGCCACACCAGCGGCGACACGTATTCTGTAGTTCTCTACTGCTTGAAAGAGTATTGATGGTATAGGACATGGCCGAGGATCTGGATCGAAAGAACGAATTAGCCATTACCGAGATTCGTGGCGATATCAAACTTCTTGGTCAGAAACTTGATACCATTAAGGACAACGATATTGCTCATCTTCAAAAGGGCCTGGACGGCGTACAAAAGGTCTTGTGGACGGTAGGGGTGCTTGTTCTTGGTCATCTGGGGGTTGCCATAAAAACCGCTCTTTGGGGTTAGGATGAAAGGTTTTAAGTATCATGGCAGTCTCTGGATCTAAGGACTTTGAGCCTAATGTAGCGGAATATGTAGAAGAGGCTTTCGAGCGTTGCGGTCTGGAACTTCGTACCGGCTACGATGCCCAGACTGCACGAAGGTCCCTGAACCTGTTATTTGCGGACTGGGCCAATCGTGGTCTCAATCGTTGGACAATAGAGCAGGTCACGCAGACTTTCGCGAAGGATATTGCGGACTATCCCGTCGGCACCATTACTCTTTCCGTGAGTGACAGCGACAGTTTCACGATAGCCGAGACCATTACGGGCGGCACGAGTGCAGCGACCGCTTCTCTCATAACGAAGCCCGCATCCACTTCCATGACGATAACGGTGCCTTCCGGAACCTTCACTTCCGGTGAGACGATAACAGGTTCGTCCAGTTCGGCTACGACAACGACGACCTCTACAGCCTCTCTTGAGGATGTCCAAGCCACGATTGATATTCTTTCCGGCGTGGTGCGTCGTGACAGTTCCGACATAGCAATTACCCGGATTAGTCGGGACGATTATCTGAGTATTGCAACAAAGTCCACAACCGGGCGTCCTACTCAGTTTTATGTGGACCGTCTTATCACTCCGGTTGTTAAGGTCTGGCCCACTCCCGAAAACAGCACTGATCAGTTTATTTATGACCGGCTTGTCCGGATAGATGATGCCGATACGTCGATCAACACTCTTCAGGTCCCTTTCAGGTTCTATCCTTGTATGACTGCAGGTTTGGCTTACTACATTGCTTTGAAAAGAGCGCCAGACAGGATTCAGATATTGAAGATGTTGTATGAAGAAGAGTTCCAACGGGCGGCGGAAGAGGACAGGGACAAGGCCGATATAACCCTGGTTCCAGCCTACAGCTTTATAAGTGCGGTATCATAATGGCTCGGTATGCTTCAGATAAATACGCTCTTGGTATTTCAGATAGGTCCGGTGCGGCCTACAAGCTTCGGCATATGCGTAAAGAATGGACCGGGATGCTTGTCGGTAAAGATGAGTGGGAATCTAAGCAGCCCCAGTTGTTTGTTGTTAAAACAGCCGCTGACCCTCAAGCTTTAAGAAATCCCCGTCCCGACAGGACAGAACCGGCTGTAACAGTTCTTCTTTCTTTTAATCCTTTTCTTTCCGGAAATAGTGGTTCTGCCGTTATAACGGTAACGGAACCGGGTCACGGGAGGAGCACGGGAGATACTGTCCGTTTTCGTTCTTCGGGGGCGTTTGATGGGTTTACGTCTGCCGCTATCGAGAACTCAAGCGGGTTTTCCATAACCAAGGTGAATGATGACAGTTATTCTTTCACTTCCGGGAGTGGGACCGCAACGACTGGAAATGTCAGGGGCGGTGGAGGAAGCGTCTCTGCCGGTCCTGTAACAGTGAGTGCATGACATGGCTTTTACATTCACCACTTTGAAGACCGCCATACAGGATTATACGGACAATACGGAGACGACCTTCGCAAGTCAGTTGTCCCGTTTTATCCTTAATGCAGAAGAACGTATTTTCAAGGAATGCCAACTAGATGTTTTCCGGAAGTCCTCACAGGGTTCCGTGGCCTCTTCGAACAAGTTTCTGGCTAAACCTACTGACTTTCTGGCACAAGATTCGTTAAGCGTGGTTAACAGTTCGAGCAACGAGTTTCTTCTGTACAAGCAGGTTACTTTTCTGCAGGACTACACACCTAACCCTGCTACTACGGGAACTCCGAAATACTATGCAGATTGGGATGATTCAACCTTTCTGCTGGCTCCTACACCAGATGATAACTACACGATGGAGCTACATTACTATTACCGTCCGACTTCCATAACGACCAGTGGAGACGGGACTAGCTGGCTCGGGACAAACGCAGAGCTTTGCCTTCTGTATGGCAGTCTTGTAGAGGCTTACACCTTTATGAAGGGTGAGCAGGACCTTTTGAGTCTCTACAACAACAGGTTCATGGAAGCTATTCAATGGCTGAAGAATCTGGGCGAGGGTTTGCAGACTAGGGATCAGTTCCGGTATGACAGGGTTCGGAGACCTGTTCAGTGATGCTTGATTCAATGGGTTCTTCCGGTCTGGGCGATGTTCAGGTTTTCACCACCGAGAACAGGGGGCATTCGGCGGAAGAAATGGCCGAAATGGCCTTGAATAAGATCATGCTGGTTTCGGAGGACGCCCCTCCTGTTATACGCGATCAAGCGTTCGCTCACAGGAACAGGCTGAAGGAAGTTTTGGTTTTCTATATGCACAGGATGGCTCAAAGTGAGCGAACGACCATATGGTCTTTGATGAAGCAGCAGGGCCATGATGACGTAGCCGAGATCATAAGGAGACTGTAATGGCAGTTGGAACATCCGCAATGTGCGG